CAATCATTGAGATATTAAAATCTGCTACATCTGAAGGTGTATCTGTAGCACCAATTATTGTTCTTGTTGAAGATATAAATGTAGATCTAACATTAAGAGAATTTTTACATCTACATCTTACTTGATAAGTTGCACCATCAATTACATTTAAAACTTGATATTCTCTTGTTTTTCCCTCTCCAACTAATCTAAAATCTTCTGTGACTGCGTTTCCATTTGCATCTAATGTTTGTTTTAATTGAACTTCATATCCTTCTACAAATCTATCTGGAGATGCACCTACAACAATATTTAATCTTGTGATTACAGTTCCATCAGAATATTCAATCATTTCATCAGATAATGTTAATGAGGCAGGAGGAGAAACAGAAAAAGGATTTGGTAAGTTAGTATCTGGAACATTAGCTTGAACTTGTTTAGATGCCCAAGTGTAAATGCTATCTTGATGTTCAATTAAAGATAATCCAACTGTAAAATCTTGATTGAATGTCATGCCTAAAACTCTAAATGGTTTTGCAGAAAATCCTAAAGAACTATGTGTTATATTTACAATGTCTCCTATTACTAAATCATACGCACTTGCTCTTGCATTGATACTAATTCTTTTGGCATCACGACTTCTACGGAGTATAACTTCCGCCATCTCTTCTGCTTGATATGGAGAAGTTAATGTCTTTTGGTCAAACCTTCCTTCTAATAAAAACCCTCCATCTGCTGTTTTCATAGTTGCGTGTTGATCTGCACTTGCTAAAGACGAGTCGTCTATTGGTGGAAACTGAACTTGATCTACTTGAAAATTACGATCTGGATTTATAAAACTTACAATAACTCTATTGTATTTATTATTTTTATCTTCACTCTCTAATTTTATTCCTCCAAATATATCATCCTCTGTAAGTGTAATTGAAGCTGAACCTGTAGTTTCAATAATTAATTTATATTTACCTGCACTATAAGGCAAAAATCCTCTACATCCTTGAATAAGTTCTCTCATGTTTTCTATAACTTTTTTTGATGTATCTAAAACAGCATTTGTATCAAAAATATTTATATCACTTGCACCTGAATATGGAGTGACCTGTGTGATAGCAACTTGTGAAGCATCATAAAAACTTTGCAAATCAATATCTGTTGTAGCAACACCTTTTCCATATCTTTCGTTTCTTAATAAATCTAAAATACAAAAAGCAGGATTTGTAGAATATGATGCTGTTTGTTCTGTTAAGTTAGATGCAAGAGTGACTATTTTTTTACCTTTTATTTTTGCTTGAACTTTTGGTATTCCTGAAAACGCATCTTGATTCCAAGTAAATCGTAAAGCAAGATAAGCAATACCAGATAATTTATGATTACTTGTCCATCCTGTAAGTGTTGATAATAATGAAGATGCACTTTGACTGTCAGAACCTAAATGAGGTTCTATTTTTATTAAAGACTCCGCAGAAGATGAATCATCATTAGGGTCAGCTTTAAAAAAGTTTGCATCACTTGAAGCAACATCTCTTTGTGTATTATCTGTTAAAGCACCATCAAAAGTCACAACTTTATCATCTACTCTTATTTCTTCTATAGAGTTTATCTCTCCTTCACACATAACAAGAGCAATATAAAGATAACGATTATCTGTTCCAGAAGTGGATAAAAAAACCCTAGTTCCTCCAATAAGTCTCTCTCCATATACAACAGGAATAGAAGCATCATTAGATTGTTTATTTACAAGAATACCTTTTTCAAATTGGTCAAAATCACTATCTCCAAAATCAGGAATATCAGGAACATCAATCAACCAACCTATAACTTGTTCAAAGATACCTGTTACAAAATCTACTGCATCTTCAACTATATCTAATGGATTTGGACACATAACTATAACCTCTTACTAAATACATTACCTACTGTTTTAAATTTTAAAAAATTATAAAATTTTTCTATTTTATCTATTCTTACACCAACACTAGATGCAGGTCTAAATTCTTTTGCACCTTTTTTCTTTCCCCAATCTCCTGCTACTTTAATAAGTTTTGCAGGTGTTTTGATACTTTTTCTATATTTTGGATTTATAAATAATCCAAGATCAAAACAAAAAATCTCATTACTAAAAAAATATTTTGATAACATAACAACAATAGCACCAATCATTTTATTATTTTCTATTGCAACAAATCCCATTCCTTTAAATGGTTTAGATAAAAGATAGTTGTATTGTATTCTTAATCTATCTTCGCTAAATGAAATATCTTTATACATACTCTCTTCCCACATGATCTTGCTTAATATAATTAAATCTTCTACATCTTTTTTTTCCCATTGTCTTATCTCCACTATTCCCTTCCCCATTTAATATCTTGAACTGTTTGAGAAGAAAACTCCATACCTTTATCAGTAGAAAAAAATCTTTGTTGTGATGTTGGATTTGTTTTTCTGCCAGATATTTTATTAAAATCTGCCCAATGGCTTACAATAGTAAATATTATATCTGTTTCTTTTTCTGATTCTGTAATTTCAAATTTATCTATGTGTCCATCATAAAGTAAAAAAGGGTCAGCTATCAAAGCATTATTGTCATCTAAAAAACCTCTAAATATTTTAAATGTATCATTAATAACATTCTCACTTAAAACTATTGATATGTATGCTTGATTTACACCTGATAATCCTATTCTTAATGAAGATTTTGATATACCAACCTCTTCAGTAAATGAAGATATATTCTGAACAAAAGCTGTTGGTGTGTATGTTGTAGAACTTCCAGAAACAGAACTTGTTAAAGAAAAAGAACAATCTGTAAGATTTGCAGGTGTAGAAAAACCAAATGTAATTAAGTGAACAGGTCGTAATACATAAGTTGCAAGTTCATTTTTTAGTGCTGTTGTCAGTCCTCTGCTCATAATCTTCTATCGTTTTCCTTGTCACTTTCATATCCTCGTAAATAATCCATTTAGCATTTTTACTTGGAAACTCTTTGTTTTTCAATTTTAAATTCTCAACATCAATATCATCAGCTTCTACTATTTCTTCAGCTAATACATCAACATTGATATAATATCTGATCTTATAATGCTTCTTCAACATCTAGTTCAAATTTATATAAAACATTACCAGAAGAATCAGCACCTATTTGTCCAAACTCTTGCATATCGTTTAATAAATAAACTGTAAAAGGAACATTATTATAAGTAATTACTTCATTGTTAGATAGAGCAGTTGTTAATGGAGGTTCTATCGTTATTGTACTTGCATTTGAAGATGAAGTCACATCTGATACAATCATATATACTTTATCGTGACCTGCAAATTTAATAAAGTCTCCGCTTTTCAAAACTCCTGCCGCATCTGAACTATGTCCATCAATAGTAATTGTTGTGTCTCCTGCTGTATGTGCATTGTTGACTAATAAAGTTCCTGTCTCTGTTCCTCTAGTGCTTGAAATTTCAGGAGGTATAATTGTAAAACTCTCTTTACCTGATCTTTGTTTCATAATAAAAGCCATCAAGTCTCCATAAATATCTGATCTTTTTCCTGTAATTATTGATGCAGTAAAACCAAACTTTTGACCATCTATTTGTCTTGCAAATCTTTTACCACTTGCTGATTTAGATAATAAAGTTTTTTGAACAGTTTTAATTGTTGCAACTTGAAAACCTGCTGATGATATTGGAAAAGCACCTGACATTATATTATCGCTTCCCTTCCTCTTTCATTTACAGACTCATTTATAATTCTTGAAATAGTTCCTCTTCTTGAAACTAATAATTGGTCAAACCCTCTTGCATCAACAGTTGTTATATTAAAATTAACATTAACTGCTCCTCCTCCTGTTCCTCTAGCAGATTGAGTTATCTGCCCTGTTTGATTTGGAATAAATAATTCTGCACCTCGTTCTCCAACCATAATAGGTTGTCCTTTTGATACAGCACCACCAGATTCAAAACCTTTTATTTTATCTACAAGTTTCATACCACTTGCAATAGCCGCACCTGCCGCCGCAATATTAAATGGAAATGGTATTGATGCAAATGCTTTCAACCCTGCTTTATAAACAGATATTAAACCTTCTCTTATTGCTTCAAACTTAAACATCTCTGTAGCTTTTCTCAAAGCCGCACTAACAGCTTGACCTACAAGAGCATCAACTAAAGATCTAATGATCGCTTCTTTTAATTGTGCAAAGTTCATTTTACCTGTCATAACAAAATCAGATATACTTGATTTTAATGATTGTAATGCTGACTGACCTGCTTGTTTAAATCTATCAAAAGCTGTCACATCTAATTCTGATTGTAAGCCTTCTGAAAATCCGTCTAATGCACCGCCAATACCTTCAATAGATTTAGGAAGTTCCGCAAAACCTTGATGTAATTTATGTTGATGTTCAAAAATAGCTTCAGATGCTTTTTCTTGTTTTTCTACTAAATCTTTTTTTTCTCTTTCAGCAATTATTTGTTTTTCTAAAAGTTTCATGGCGGCTTCTTGTTGATCTACAAATTTAGCCTGTGTTCCATTTTTCTTTTGCATTTGATGAAGTAAAAATGCTTCTAAATCTCCGTTTCTTTCAAGTATAGCTTTGATCTGATTTACTAAAGCAATTTGATCTTCTAATGCCGCTATTTGCTCTGTGTTATCAAATATTGGTTCATCACTTACTTGTCCAACATTCATCAAATCATTATCTAAAGATTTTATAGATTCACGCAGTTGTGTAATTTTTGCATCAGCTTCTTCAACAGATTTAATATTTATAAGTTCTTCAAATTGTGCTTGATTAGTTCTATCTATAAGATCGTTAATTTTATCAATAAGGAATGATACACCTGCTATTGCTAATGCACCTTTTTTACCAAACAATAATGCACCAACAACACCAACAGATTGAACAAATGCAGGTAAAGATAAAAACCCATCAACAATACTTTTTAATGTTCTTCCTATGTTTTGTAATAATGGAAGCAAATCTTTTCCAATATCTACAGCACCTTTTATTGCTCTTGCTAAATTCCTTCCAACAGATATTGCAATCTTATCTAATTGTTCTGCATTATCTGAAAGAAACTTATCTAAATCTCCAAATTGTTTTTTAAGTTCGTCAAAGAAACCTGCTTCTAATAAAACTTTTTTGAAGTTAAAAATTTTATCTCCAATCATTGATAAAGTTCCTTCAAAAGTTTTTGCTAATTCATCTGTTGAATTTCCAAATCTTCCACCCTTACCAAAGACTCTTTCAAATGCCGCTACTGTTTCTTCTATAGAAACTGTTGCTCCTGCTTTGAAGCCAAGCATATTTCTTACACCTTTTTCTCTAAATAAATCTGCCGCACCAATACCTGCACTAAATGATCTTTGTATTTGTTCTGCCGCAGTTCTAAAATCTAATCCTGTTGTAGCCGCAACATTACCTGTAATCTCCAACATCTTTTGAAGATCATCTGCGTTATCTGTGACTGTTGCTAAAATACCTGAACCTGATGATATTTCTTCCAAAGAAAAGGGAACTTTAGAAGCAAATTTAGCCATGTTATCAAATGCCTTTGCTCCTTCATCAGTATTTTTTAATAAAAATTTTAATCTAGTTCTTAAATTTTCTATTTCTCTTCCTGTAGAAACTAAATTTTTAATGACTACTCCTGCACCTAGTCCAATAAGTGCTGATTGAACACTAAAAATAGATTTTTTTAGATTAGATAAACTTGATCTTACTCTTCCTAGAGCCTGTTTCGTTTTATCTCGTGCTACTATATCTATATTTAGCTTCGCCATTTTTACCTTTTGATTTGTGGTGCGTTCTGTTGTTGTTTATAATCTTTTTGTTCTTTTTTCAAGAATGCAATCCAAAGATTGTAATGGGCAACAGGCATTTCAAGAACCTGTTGAATTGTGAGTTTTAGTCTATCAGCAACAATCAGGAGTGTCCTGATGTCCGAGTCAAATTCTACTTTTTTTCAGCATCCTCAAATCTAGTGTCTTTGAGTATTTGATTGGAGATTTCAGATAAGACATTTGGGTCAGCACTTTTTCTTAACTCAAATTTATCTTCTAGTTTGAATGCTTTTACTAGATTTTCTTTTTCATCTTTTACTAATAGTTTCATTACAATAATATCAACTAATACAGATAAATCAGAAAAGTTGTTAGACTTTTTGAAAATAATATTTTTTTCTTCAAGTGTTAATGGATTAGAATAAAAGACAGAAGGTTTTCCATCTTCATCTTTCCATTCTGGAACTTCAATAGTAATAGTTCTTAAACTCTCAAAATGAGATTTTGCCCTATCAATTACTTTCATAAACTATTATTCAGTTCCGATTGTTAAAGCACCTGTTCCTTGAAAAGTCACACTTCTAGCGACAACTCCATCTAAAGGTTGTGATACTGACATTCCTGTAATAACACTAGCACCTTCAAATTTTCTGTCTCCTGTAGAACTTCCTTCTGGTAATAATTTAAAAGTAATGCTTGAACCTGCTGTTAATTGTGTTTGAACACTATCTGCTTCGTCAAAGTGCATTTCTAAAGTACCAGAGAATGATGTTCTTCCTGCAATAAAACTTTTTGCAGAGTCCGACATTTTTGTACTTTCAACAACATCTCCTGTAGTTTCTAAAGTAAATGAAACAAGTTCGCCAACTGCTGTGCCGCCAACTACTACTTCACCTTCTTTTCCATGATGTACTGCCATATTTTCTCCTTGTAATTATTTTCTTATATTAGTTTTCTTGTTCTTCGTCAATTTCTTCTTCATCATTAAATTCAGAATCTTCTTCTTCGTTATCTTCCCACTCTTCATCCTCTGATGATTCTTCTTTTGCTTCTGCTATTAAATCTTTAACTTCCTCACACATCATAGACTCTTTATCGTGTAATTGCTCAATTTTTTCTATTTTTTTTTCTATCTTGTCTAATATTTTATCTATTGTCATCTTACTCTCCTAAATTATGGTGTTCCTGATTGAAATACATAAGTACATCTAATTGTCATTCTAATTCCACCAATAGGAAACAATGTTCCCTCATCAGTTTCTACACTAACAACTTCTGTATCTAATGCGTTGCTGTTTCTTGTAATATCAGTTTCTAATGCAGTTTCAATAGCTGTTATTAGCTGATTTCTCTTTGTGTCAATATTGACCTCTGCACCTTTAACAAATCCAGATAAAACAAAATCAATAGTTCCTTGTCTTGTTTTTGCACCGCTTCCCATTTCTACATCTTCTCTTGTCTCTTCACTTGTTTGTATGATTACAACAGGATATTGTTTATCTGATAATTCATCTATATCAAAAGGTTGTCTTGTGACTTTTCTAATAGAAGGACTCGTGATTCCTGAAATAGTAGATGCAATATTAGATGCTATGTTTTCTCTTACACTCATAGTTTCATCATCCTTATTTCTTTTTCCATAAATTTAATAAATTGTTTTTGTATTATTTTTTCTGTTCTATCATCAAAACCAAAAAACTCTCTTTTTGGTTCATTCAATACTTGGTTAAATAATGCTCTTTTTAATGTTGATGCTCTATTAAAAAATACACTAGCTTTTTTTCTTCCTCTAATTATTGAAGTCAATGAACCTAACATCTCTCCTGAATATGTTAAATCAACATTAGTTCTTTTACCTTCTCTTTGTAATCTTTTTAAATATTGTTCAGAATATGGTGCAAATCTTTGTCTCCTAAAATCTACACCTTTTTCAGTAAGTTCTTTGATAATTGCAATTAATTGAAAACCAGATTGCTTGATTGCTTTTTCTGTAAGTGTAGGAAACTTTTGAAAAAATCTGTCTAGTTTTTTTTCTACACTTTTAGCATTAGAAATAACTTTAACATTTACTGCCATTATCTATTCAATCTTCTATATCCGTGTAAAGGCTCTCTTTCATTTGAAACAATAGAACCATCTGCTGTTGAGTCATATTCTACACCATCTTCAAGTATTGCTCTAAACTCTTTGTTGTACTCTGACATATAATATTCTCCCATTCTTTCAAATCTATCTTTTTCTGTCTCTGGTCTAAATTTTGTTAATGCAGGTAAATAAAATCTTCCAAGAAATAAATAAACACCTGCTCTTTCAAACTGATCTAAATTTACTTTTGTGTTGTCCATCTCAACAGTATTTAAAACTGTAATATCTGTATAAACATTTGTTTTATAAGTTGGAAACCATTCTATTCTTAACTGTCTTAAAATATCATTTGTTGTTTGTAGTAAAAAATTTGTAGTTTCTGTTGCTGTTGTTGATATTCCAAAATCAAAAGCATCAGGTTGATATTTTAAAACATCAGATGTTGTAATTACATTTGCTCCTGTAAAATTAGCCATAAGTACCTACAATCCACTTAAAAAATTTCTTAATCTTTTTTTTTAGTTTTTTTAACATTTTTTTTTCTCTTTGGTTTTAATTGAACAACTTTATCAGCAATATCTTTTAAAGTCGCTTTTTTAATTTCTTTTTTTACACCATCAACAGGGTAAAAACCATTTCTTTCAAAATGACCTATATTAGCTTCGTAATATTTTTTATCTTTAGTGATTATTTTTCTGCCATTTGTTAATTTAATATCCATAATATCTCCTTGTTAAAATGTGAGGGCAGATTTCCGCCCTCACAAAGTATCCAATTATTATTATTGGATTGATGAGTCTGACTCAATTTCACAACCATTAGTATCGTTAAGTTCTCCGACACCATAAACTGCTGTTGCAACAATTTCATCTGCTCTTAAACTCGCATCTCTTTGAGTTTCAATTTTAAGATCTTGCATCATAGCCAATCCTAAAGCATCAGGATGGAATACTGCACCTTTGTAATCTCCTGTTGTACCTGGATTATTACCTGATGAGTCCGCCATATTTGAAGTTTCAAATAT